CAAGCAGTGTACCGGTTTTTGTATATGCAGCATCGTTCGTTATCATCACTCCGCCCACCGTACTGATCCATTTTCTTTGCGGGTGCTCGACCATGTACATCATGGTGTGACCGGCGATATCCAGCAGATCCAGTTCTTTGATTAGCGTCAATTCCGTGGATACTACCATGGAGCAGCCGTCCTCTTCATCGATACTTCCTCCTGATTCGCACAAGAAGAACCGGCTTTTATCGTTCAGCCCGTACCACATCATGCAGTCTGGAAGATATTCTGCAGCATGGAATCCTGTACTTCTGGTTTTGCTTTTTTCTTCCCTGTATGTCTTTCCAGGCTCGTATTGGAAGATTCCGTTCCCGTAAGTTGCTTTTAGATCTTCCGTGAATCCTTTGTATGTTCTCATTTTTCTTCACCCTTATAATATTTTTCTGCAATTTTTCTAATCTGTGCTTTTCCAGGAATTCCAAGATAGATAGGTGGTTTTAGGCCTGCTGCCCGTACGATTCTATCATCCAGTTGCGCTTTCGTTTCAAACGATACTTTTAATATCTGTGCCATACATTTTTCAAGACTTTTTCCTTTCTTACGTACAGCTTGCGCCATCTGGTCATCTTCTTCACACATCTGGATCAGGAAGTTTTTCCAGTCTTCCATCATGTTTTTGAGTCCTAAATCTTTCGATTCCATTTCCAATTTCCCGATCGCTGCCAGCAATGGAGTAGTCAGAGAATCTATTGCACCGGTGCAAAAATCCTCTGCATCCTCCGGATCTAAACCATTTTCTTCTGCTATTGTCTTGATAGCGTCCAGATCTCCTTCTTTTAACTGTGCTGCTGCCGCCCTGTTGATTTCCTCAGCAGAGTCAAATTCTCCAAATTTATCAAACATCTATGTATCCTCCATCATTTTTCTAATTTCCTCACTGTATGTGTGCCGCCCTCTCTCTGTTTTGATCAGATGCCCTTGCATCTTTTTCCAGAGTATCTGCCAGCCCTCTGCTACAGGTTTCTCTTTTGCGGTCTTGAATCCATTCCCGGCCCATCCCGGTAAGAAAATATCGATAATGTTCACTACATAGGTATCTTCGCAGTGAATGTGGACCTCGCAGGACTGGTTTAAGCGGCTCAGAGCTTCTGTGATTGCTTTTACTTCTGTCTCATGCCGTGTGCCTTTTAGATGTCCGGTATCTTGGATTTTTCCAATTCCCCCGGACTTCTTGGCGCACGTACATACGAATCCGTATTTTCCCATGGTTTTACTATTGGAACTGGATTTTACAGCTGTGTAAATGTCTACTCTAAACATGGGTGTTCAGCACCTCTTTCGTATGCTGTAGATTTTTATTAATCTCATGCATTTCTGCAGTCGCTCCCTTTACCGAGCTGATCAGAAGTTCCGGAATCGTAGCCGGGAGTAATTCTTCGTCATAGATTTCTTCCATGAGCTGGTTGTACTGATCGTATTCTTTCTTTAACTCGCTGCAGGCTCTCCGGAGCACTATCTGTTCTGCTCCATTTTTTGTGTTCAGTATCTTATCGATCTGACCCTGTCTCTTGGCTATCTCGTCATCAATCGCGCACCAGAGAAGCGCGGCGCGATCCGGTTCAATCTTATGTACTCCCGGGTAGTTTTCTCTCAATACTCCATTGAGTTTTCGAGATACTAATACCAGCTCTTCCAGTTTGTTTTCGCTTGCGCGGTCCAATATCAACATCTTTTAAATCCTCCTGTTTAATCGAATCATCGTGCACCTCCGGTACTTATATCCCGTTTTTGGATTTATCCCTTCCCAAACGCGGGCTATGTAGTAGCCTTTCTTCGGTTTCACCTCTTTTTTCCATCTCCGGAGCTTGTCCTCATGCGGATCCGGCAGAGGCATATTTTTGGATGTGTTATAACTAGATTCTTTTATTCTTGGTTTTCCTTCTGTTCCATCTTTTTTCTTTTCAACTGTGTTTTTATCCTTTGTCATGTAGCAGGCGAGGCGCATGAAATCTTCATCATAGAATTTACTTCTCTTGATTTCTGTGATCCATGTGCCTCCATGGTCCCAGGCTTTCTGAACGATACTGGCCGAATCTCCGATTTCATTTACTATCAGATGTATGTGCCACGCTCCTTTGGTTCCCTGTTCTATATTCCGGATCCAGAATAGTTCGTATCCTCTTTTTTTGTATGCCCTTCGGACTTTTGCTATCGACCGTCTGAAATCTTTCAAGGCTGTCTGCATATCTGGAGGACGTTCTTCTATACTGTAGGTCCATGTTAGGAACAGATCTGTTTCTTTAAAATACTGCAGCAATCTTTGTCTGCATCTTTTCTCTTTGTTCCATTTGTTCACTCGGAGCATATCTTCTTTTGTGGCTTTTCTTCTTTTCATCCTCTTTAATCCTGGCGCTCCATACCTTCCATCGTGATACTCCTCTATGTCCAGAATATCTCCACCTCGAAAGCTATATGTCTTTCTTTTTATCATGTTATAATCCTGAATTTAATATCTTTATCGAGTTTTAAAACGGACGAAAATGCCCGTATTTCTTGACTTTTTCGCCCGCCGATGGTATTATAATTTTGACTTATATTTTCGGTAGGCGAAGAAGTCTTGAGGTACATCATCCGCATAATGATGTGCCTTATTTTTTTACTCACTTGTATCATGTTTGCTCGCTCCCTTAAGTTATAGCGTAGAAATTAGCCACGCAGGCAGCCAGCGCTACAATTAACAGCAGCTCCACAATGATCGTCATTCTCCATATCCATGTTTTCAGGGATTCACATTCATCTTCCAGACGCTTGATCTGTAGTTTTGCATATATCGGTGTTTCCGGTTTTAATTTCATCACAGCACACTCACTCCCTTATTAAGATCTACAAATATATAGGCTCCGGCCGCTTTCATGTCAAACGGCGGTACATATTTTTTCAGGTTCTTATCTTCCAGACGTGTGTGGTACTTTTCATAGTCTGCATATACAGCCACGCTTACCAGGTTGTCCAGTACCGCGTACTGGTTGTATCTTTCACCGATCAGGGCTTCTATTCCTTTTACTCTCCGGTAAACCGTCTGAGTCGTTACCCCGAAAAGTGCTGCAAGGTTCTTTCTGTTTGCATACATGTTTATTCCTCCTTTATGCTGGTTCTTTTTCCTGTTTATCCATGTCCGCTCTGATCTTCAGGATCTCCATGTTGCTCTTCGCGATCATGAACGCCTGTGGATCATGTGTTGCCAGATGTTTGGCTGTTTCTACCATTTCAGCGATTTCTTTCTTTTCTTTTTCACTCATTGCTTTTCTCACCTCACATTCTTTCATTGATTTTCTTTTTCTACTCCCTTATACTTTTATGTACAGGCACTTTCATGCCGAGTAATTTGTAAGGGATTTCACGATATGTTAAAAATAAATTTCTGTAACGCACAAAAACAGCAGCATATAAAAGCAGCAGTCATATCGATCTAAGTTCAAGCTTAAAATTTTTGAGAGAATTTCATTTAATATCAACGTAGCAATAACAGCTACTGGCATAGCTTTATTATTTTTATTTTTCATAGCCATCACCCTTCCTTTCCAACCTGCCATCATCAGACACCGGGTGGTCATTCCCAGTGTGACGGCCATTGCTGGCCGTTTCGGCTTTTTATTCGAACTCTATTCCTTCCAGTTCTTTTCTACGTTCTTCTTTCCATGTTTCAACATATTTTCTGGCCAGATCTTTTGTTTCTTCATCTTTAATGTCATTAAGCACTTCATCGAATGCCTTTTCCTTTTCTTCTACACTGAACACGAATACTCTCTTCAGTGCATGCAGGGCTTTTATATATTTGTTGTATTCTTCTTTGATACAGTCTCCACCAAGCAGATCTCTAACATTTTGTATCGTTCTTAATTCTTCTCCTACTTTGTATCTCAGCTCATCGTACTGACCTCTTGATTCTATTAACTTTTCCATTTTTCTTACCTCGTTTCTTTGTTGACTTTTTACATTTACTCTCCTATTCTATTGATACAGGTTTTTGTTGAAACCGAGTTGTTAGGAAAGGAGTCTCTTGTGAAAATACTTTATATTTTTTTGATGTTTGTCATCTTAAAAGCATTTTTGAATTTTTGTAGGTATTGCAAAATCCGTTCTCTTTACAAAAAATTTTTATCCGGAAAATGCTTTACCTCCTACATTCCAGAGCTCGACATACTATTCAAGGCTGCTGGCACTTCTTACAGAACCACCTATGACGAAAGAAAAACCGGATACCTGGAACGTTCTATTCGCGACATTGCATATTCGGCCGATAATCCAAGTTATCAACACGAAGTCAACAAGGTGTTTCAGGTAACTATTGGTGTGTTTAGATTGAGAATCAAAAATTCTTTAAATCCTTTTTATTGGATTTTTCTTCCTACAAATATTCTTTATTCCAATAACATTTGTCCGAACTTCGTGGTAAAAACATTTATAACTTTTGTTTATTGGGTAATCAGTACAGTTGCTTCATATCATCTGAATTTGTTTTTGGATTTAGCATATCGGAATCACTTGTTGAAATTGCTGCAAACGCTTCTATAAGGAAAGCCCTTATAGAAGCTCTTTCTTTTTTCCTGGCTTTCCTTAATCTAATTGTCTCATCTTGCATAGCCTGGCATAAAAATGACAGTGCTTGTTCTTTTGTGTAGTTCATAGTGATACTTTCTTTATTCATATTCTCACCTCACATTACATTAGTTTGTTGATATACTGCAATTATATGTTGATTATCATCCCTTGTCAAGAGTTTTTGTTGATTATCAACATTTTGTATTGAATTGTGCTTTCCGTTGTGCTATGATGAATCCAGAATGAAAGGAGGTGCACTGATGAACGAGCGTATCAAGGCCCTAAGAAAAGAGCTGAATCTTACACAACAAGAATTTGCTGACAGATTAGGAACA